ATTTTTCATCTACAAACAAAGGATTACGGGTTTTATGTACTTTTGTTTTAATTTTAACGCCAGCTACTATTGCCATAGATATACTCCGTTTTGTTAGTTAAGCTGCTATTATAGCAGGTTCGGGCCCACTTGTCAAGCAAAAAATGGGCCATTTTAGCAAATTTATTTATAAAAATCAAACTTAATTAAATCCATAAATAGTTAATAGTATTGGAGATTTATTGTGCCAAGATTAAGTTTATGGAAAGATGGTAATCACTCTTCAGATTACAAATTCTTTGATCGTAGGATTTCAGAGATGTTTACCATTGGGGGAACCGGTGTTTTAATACACAAATATCAAGGAACAATTGATCAAGGTCCTACTAATGATTTAACCTTGCCACAATATACAAATCAAAGCGAACAGAATATACAAGATTTACTATTCTTAGAAAATAGAGATCGAAAATATGATACTAGTGTTTACACTATGCGCGGCCATTATCAAGTAACCGATAATGATTTCGATCTAACGCAATTTGGATTATTTTTACAAACTGGTACACTGTTCATGACCTTTCATATCAATGATATGATATCGATATTGGGTCGTAAATTAATGAACGGCGATGTGTTAGAATTAATGCATCTTGTGGATTATGAAACATTAAATGTAGAATTACCAATTGCATTAAAACGATTTTTTGTAGTTGGGGATACCACCAGAGCATCAGAAGGATTTAGCCCAACTTGGTGGCCGCATTTATGGCGTTGTAAAATTAATCCAATGGTGGATAGTCAAGAATACAAAGATATATTAAACACTATTACAGTTAGTGATACAGATAATACTCCAATAAAAGATATTTTAAGCATATATGATAAAAAATTATCAATCAACGAAGCAATACTACAACAAGCCGAAGACGAAGTTCCAAAAAGTGGATATTATGTTAATAACTTATATAACTATGCACCAGACAATGAACCAACTCCTGTTTCTAAAACAAAAGGATTTTTAAGTGGCGACGGAATTGCACCCAATGGTTATCCGGTATCGCAAGGTATTAGTTTTCCAGCAACACCAGCACAAGGAGACTTTTGTTTAAGACTCGATTACTTGCCTAATAGGTTATTTAGATTCGATGGTAGGCGTTGGTTAAAAATTGAAGATGCTGTACGCAGTAATTTAACTAAAGGCGCCGACGATAATAATACTTTACGTCATAGTTTTATTAATAATAATAATACCTGGATTGATGTTAATAATGTTATTAATCCGCAAAAACAAAATCTAAATGATGTACTCAGAATAAGACCAGACACTCCACCTCCATAAAATGAATAATACATATTTTTACTCAGGCCAAATACGTCGATTTTTACAACAATTTGTAAGGATACTCAGTAATTTTCAAGTTTCGCTTGGAAAAGATAGAGATGGAAATGTACATCTTTTACAGGTCCCTATTTACTACGGAGATAGCAGTAGGCAGGCGGCTAGCATATTACGTAATAATAGCGAAAATGCGCTACCCACGGTTCCTGCTATGTCAATTTATGTAACAGGATTCCGATACGACCAAAAAAGAATGCAGGGACCATTCCATGTAAGTAAATTACAAGTAACCGAACGTGCAGTGGATCCAGCAGGAAACTTTACTGCTGCGGCAGGTAATATGTTAACAGTAGAAAGGCTAATGCCAGTTCCGTATATGCTGACTATAAAATGCGATATTTGGACTAGTAACACAGATCAAAAATTGCAATTATTTGAACAAATTGCTGTGCTGTTTAATCCAAGTTTAGATATACAAAGTTCAGACAATTATATTGACTGGACCAGCCTGAGTTATATCACATTAACAGATGTCAACTTTTCTAGTAGAGTTGTTCCCACTGGTACAGAAGATCCGATTGATATAGGTACAATGACATTTGATTTACCTATCTGGATTTCTCCTCCTGCAAAAGTTAAAAATATGGGGGTAATTCGACGCTTTATTACCAGCACCTGGGATGCTACTAATATTACTCACGAACTCAACGAGGGTACATACAACCCCGGAGATTTAATGGCTAGACATGTGTATACTCCGGTTGGATCTAATATTATCTATATTGGTAATACACTCAGATTAATAAAATCAGAACAAGAAAGTAACTTTTTGGTAAACTTACCAGTAACTTTTACACCAGGTACTACTTCTTATGCCAATGCATATAGTTGGACATTGTTATTTAAAAATTATGGTGGGTTAATTAATGGCATAAGTCGTGTTACTCTTGAGCAGGATAATATTGTTGTAGTTGGAACAGTTTCGCATCATCCGACAGATGAAAGTCTATTACTGTTTACTCCAATAGTTGACACACTGCCCGCTAACACATTGCCACCAATTGATGCTATAATAGATCCAAGAACTGTAGTTGTTGATTCAGAAATATTAACTCCGGGTGATGGAAGTAGATTTTTAATCTTAGACGACATCGGAGCAATCAATGATGTCGAAGGGGCGATCGCTTGGAATAGACCTAATAAACCATTTTTAGTTGCAAAATCAAATGACATAATTGAATTTGCCGATGGCCATTGGAGTGTGGTATTTAATAGTCAGGAAACCTCTACAATAGAATTTATAACTAATTTAAGAACAAATACTCAATATAAATGGAAAGATCAACAATGGATAAAATCAGTAGAGGGCAGGTACGGATCGGGCGCATGGAGAGTCATTCCGCAACCGTAACCGAAGGAGTTGGCGCATTAATTTACGCTAAAAATAGCCAACGATATTTGTTTTTACTTAGAGCATCAGGCAGCTGGCCACTGACATGGGGACTTGCCGGTGGTAAAATTGATTTCAATGAAAACTCATCAAAAGCATTAATGAGAGAAATTAGAGAAGAACTTGATGGAGAAATACTAGATCCAAAGTTTATACCTATAGAAATGTTCACTAGTAACAACGAACGATTTGTATATCACACTTTTTTTATTGCGGTTGATTTTGAATTTGTGCCTAAACTCAACAACGAACATTTAGGATATGCATGGGTTCCGTTAGGTGCGGCCCCTAAACCAATGCACCCAGGACTTTACAGAACATTTAATTCTGAAGAGATTTATAAAAAAATTCAGATAGCACAATTAAATTGTTAATGTCTACGCACAAAGTGGTAGTCGCCGTCTGGGCCATTGTTACTAAACAGGCCCATGCATTCAAATCCAATACTGCTCATATATTCAATTACAGTATTCCTTAACGGTGCACCTTTGTTATATTCAACAATTTGTAATTCTAATATAACATGCTCAACTGATTGTAATGTTTCAACTGCACCTTTAAGTACATCTAGTTCTGCACCTTGAACATCCATCTTAATTAACTGTGGCATAGGAAAAGACTTTTGACGTCTAACATCATCTAATGTAACAGTGGTTAATCTGCGACGATGTGACTCATTGAAATAGTCAGGTGCTTCAGGATTGACTGCTTCGTTTTCTTTGTAGTAACTATTGCCGCCAGGATGATAATCGTTTTGATAAAAATCAACTTCTTTTCCGCTAACATCACTGCATACCCCAATGTTGTATTTTAACCCTTGTTCTTTAAACAAAAATTCACTGGTATCCATTGCTTCAAAAACTACAAAATCTGTAGTAGGCCATATTTGTCGAGCTTCGTTTGTCCAATGCAATACACATGCACCAACATCATAGACAACTGTAGGATTAAAATTATATTCGCGTTGCAGATACATGAGATACTTGACATGATCCCATGGCATTAATCTTTGACTGCCCAACTCTCGAAGCCGAGTTTGTTTTTCTTCTAATGTAGTCATTGTTTAATTTCAAAATTGTAATTACCAATATGATTACATAAAATAGAAGTATCAGCAAAGATGCCGAATCCTTTAGCTAATGCTTTTTTACAAAAATCAACATCTTCAGATATTGTGTTACTGTGACTAATGGCCGGATGATATTCAAATTGCGGATATCCGACATGTTGAAATACTCGTTTCTTAACCAAGACACAGCCAAAACCACAACTGGCAATACTCACTAATCCTCGGTTTTTTAATCTATCATATGGAATGTTTACAACGCCACCAAATTGATTGTGTTCGTAAATTTCCACTATTTGTGTGCCAGGGACACGTTGTATATACAATCCGGAGACCATATCTTTATCATGTGCTAATAATTTTTGTAATGTATCTCTTTCAAACGATATATCACTATCAACACTAAACAAATAATCAAATCCGTTAACTACCCAGTCTGCTATTAAATTACGTACTTGATCCACGCGATATCCAAAAAAGTATTGGAATGTTACTTCGCAATCATCAGGCACAATTAAATCATAGATGCTTTTAAATGTCTCTGGCTCTATATATTTGGCTGTTGGTATAGCTATTAGAATTTTTTTCTTATTTGGAATAGGCATAATATTTTTATTTGTTAACGGATTGACTTGCTGATACTCTATAGTCTCTTTATCTAGAAACCCATCAGTGATGCTAGTATCAGACGTAGTGACAGCAAATGGCGTGTGGAACATTACATTTGTTATTAGATAATTAGTTTTATTACGACTTAATTGTAAATCAAATATATAATTATCGCCATAATATATTTTTAATCCCTCTGGAATTGGTTGCCATGAATCTTTATGTATAAACATCAAACAACCAAATCCGTAGGTGTGTTGCGTAGTCCACGGAATAACATCTATGGCGCCATTAATGTACGGCGGCTGATTAAAATCTGATACGCCCGGGCACAATCCAAACACCCCAGATTCTGGAGTAATCAGATCTTGTAATTTTTCAAATAAGCCAAGATCAAACATTACATCATCATTGAGAATGCATATACGATTATTACGACTAACCACTACTCCAAGATTCCAAGCAGGATTAACATAAATGTTTTTGCCAAAATCTTTTATTTTTATTTTTTCATGAGACAATTGAGGTGTTTGTGTATTATCATTATCAATAATAATAATCTCATCTACAGCAGGATGCAAACACAACTGATTAATAAAAGAAACAAATTGATCTTTTAATCTCCACATGGTGGGCACTACAATAGAATATTTCTTTGTATCGGGCGCCACAACAGGTTTTGTTTGTTTATTAATAATAGCCTGTGCCGCGGCTGTTTGTTCCTTACTATTCACTTTATAATCATTTAATGGATTGGCATCATTATAATTATAAACTATTTGTTGTAAACATTTTACTTGTGCAGGATCTGCTGCTTCTATTAGACTATAAAAAGTAGATCCATCGCCACCGGCCTTGAACCATTTACCGGTACTATCTTGGAAATTGCTGTCTGGAATGTCTTCAATGAGATATTTCCTAAATGTTCGTAAATGTGTATACGGCAATATCCAATTAAAATGATGTTGTCTATATGATTTGGCTTGTTTAACAGACTCTGGATATGGTTGACTAATCAATGGTATGTTATCGACCATACTCCAACATGAACCATATGTAAATTCAGTAGTGCCGTCGTATATGGCGTTATAATAATTGAATATGGTGTTATCGTTGACTAGACTATCGTCGCCGTCAAGTATCATTACTATAGCATTAGGATTCTCTATTTCTCTAATAGATGCAACTTGATTATATACTGCACCTAAGCGTTCTTTATTTGATACTATAACAAAACGGTTGCGTAAGTATTCAGGTAATGTATCTAAAGTAGCAAGCACAACCTCAACCGTATTATCGGTTGATTTATCATCAATTAAAATATGTTGATAGTTATCATAATCTTGTGCAGCTACACTTTCAATACAACGTGCTATATAATCATGACAATTATAAAACGTGCTTACAATAATTATTTCTTGCTCTGCTCCAGTTTTATGGTGTTCTAGTTCAACTACGTTATGATATCTACGCTGCCAAACTTTATGAACTTGTCGATTTATTTTTGTTATCTGTTGATATTGTTGTCTCGACAAGTACTTGCCGGATCGATGAAAGAAGAGCTGTTTCCATTGCAAAGCTACTGTATCCCATCCAGCCAATGGTTTTACAATGTTACAATAATATTGTTTTTGTTGATGCAAATATGTATCATTATAGGCTCGCACAGTCATTGCTACAAATTGATCAATTTGCTGTGCTGTATTAACATCAGGAAATAAACTATTAGGCTCAATTGGATAATCAATCAAGTAGCTGGCACCTTCTAGTGCTACTTCTTCTGCTGCACCAAATCTACAAGTAATAACCGGAGTATTGTACAGTAG